TACTTTAGGAGAAACCAAATGGCACAAGTCACATATCGTGGTGTCGCTTATGACACTAATGACAAAAAAAAGTCTGTTAAGTCAGCATCACAACTAACTTACAGAGGAATACAGCACAATAACGAAGCAGTTAGTGCTTAATTACAAGGAGGGTTGCAACCCTCCTTTTTTTATGTTATAATTAGATGAAAGAATAGTTTTATGGATAAAGAAAAACTCAAACTATTAGTTCGTCAACTAGAATTATCTGTAGATGCAATAAAAGCAGAAATTTATTCTGACGTAGACTCATATCGTAATTCACCTGCTTTTAAGCAAGTAAGTGATTATGATGAACTTCATGATGATGACGATGGCTACCCAGACTAGAGCGAGAAAACTAATCAAATTGCTTGAACGATTATTAAAAAAAAGAGAACTTTTTGATGATGATCAAGTTAAATTGATTAAAGAACAATTAAAAGTTGCCAAAGATGAATTGGCACGGATTGAAGAACAAACATCAAAAGGATTTGGTTAATGGAAGTTAAACTCATTAGTGTATCACCTGATGCTGAACAGCATATGGCATATTGTGCTCGTGTTAGTAATCCAAATAATCAGGAAAATGAAAAATATGCAGGTCTTTTAAGATATTGCATCAAGCATCAACATTGGTCAATTTTTGAGCAAGCGTTTATGACACTTGAAATCAATACAACAAGAGGTCTTGCTGCTCAAATTTTAAGACATCGTTCTTTTACATATCAGGAGTTTTCTCAAAGATATGCTGATAGTAGTTTATTGGGGAATAAAATACCATTACCACAACTTCGTAAACAAGATGAGAAAAATCGTCAAAATTCAACAGATGATCTAGATCCAATGCTTGTTCAAGAATTAGAAGTTAAAATGCAAAAATATTTTGCAGATGGTATGAAATTGTATAAAGAGATGTTAGATGCTAAAGTTGCAAAAGAATGTGCTCGATTTGTTCTGCCACTAGCAACACCAACTCGTCTTTACATGTCAGGTAGTGTTCGCTCTTGGATACATTATATTGAACTTCGTTCTGGACATGGAACACAGAAAGAGCATATGGATATTGCAAACGCTTGCAAAAATATCTTTACCGAACAATTCCCAACTGTTGCAGAGGCAATGGAGTGGGTCTAAATAACTTTACATAACTTTATATTGATATGGCAACGTACCCCGTAGTAAACACAAAAACTGGTGAACAAAAAGAAGTTGTGATGAGTGTCACAGAATGGGATCAGTGGAAAGAAGATAATCCTGATTGGTTGAGAGATTATTCAGATCCATCAACGATGCCAGGTGTAGGAGAGGTCGGTGAATGGAAAGACAAATTAAGAAAAACAAAACCTGGTTGGAATGAGATACTCAAGAAAGTCAAAAAATCTGCTCCAAGAAACCCTAACTTAAAAACACTTTAGGAAAATGCCTAGAAAAAAGAAGACCAATGGAGATAATCCAATTGGTATTGGATATACGTCCAAGCAAATGAAGAGAAAGAAACCAATAAGTAATACATATCTGATTGACATAGAACCAATTACAGATAATCAGAAAAAACTTTTTGATTCATATTCTGCAGGAAAACATTTAGTTGCATATGGCACAGCAGGTACTGGAAAAACTTTCATTACCTTATATAATGCACTTTCTGATATTCTTGATGAAAGTACACCATATGAAAAAATTTACTTGGTGCGTTCTTTAGTATCAACTCGTGAAATTGGTTTTTTACCTGGTGATCACGAAGATAAAGCAGATATTTACCAAATACCATATAAAAATATGGTGAAATATATGTTTCAGATGCCATCTGATGCCGATTTTGAGATGTTATATGGAAATCTGAAGGCACAGGACAGCATTAAATTCTGGAGTACATCGTTTATTCGTGGAACAACATTAGATAATGCTATCATCATAGTCGATGAATTTCAGAATTTAAACTTCCACGAATTAGATAGTATTATCACTCGTGTAGGTGAAAATAGTAAGATTATTTTCTGTGGTGATGCAAGTCAAACTGATTTGGTCAAAACAAATGATAAGAATGGTATACACGATTTTCTTAACATCTTGCGTAAAATGCCATCCTTTGATATAATAGAGTTTGGGATTGATGATATAGTTCGTTCAGGACTTGTCAAAGAATATATTATTGCAAAATTAGAAGCTGGTCTTTAATGTTTAATCATGTAGATATTGATCTTCCGAAGTTATCAAGAGAAACGATTGATGGTGTACGTTATTATAATGTACCTGACGAAGATGAATTACTTAAATTAGTTTCAATCACATCCATTACAAGTCATTTCAATAAACAGATATTTCTGGATTGGAGAAAGAGAGTTGGTAATGAGGTGGCAGACAAAATTACGAAGGCAGCAACCACCCGTGGAACTGACTTTCACACCCTTACTGAAAACCATCTATATAATCATGAGGACGCACCAAAGGTTCCTCCGATATCGAGTTTTCTGTTTAAGGTCGCTAAAGCAAAAATCAATAACATAAATAATATTTACGCTTTAGAGGGTGCTCTCTATAGTAAGCAACTTGGAATTGCTGGAACTGTTGATTGTATCGCTGAATACAACAATGAATTAGCAATAATCGACTTTAAGACTTCTAAAAAACCAAAACCAAGAGACTGGATTGAACATTATTTTGTCCAGTGTATGGCATACGGTTGTATGTTATATGAACTAACAGGTATTTCTGTTAAAAAATTAGTAATTATCATGTCCTGTGAAAATGGAGAATGCATCGTCTATGAAGAGTACAACAAAGCAAAGTATATCAAACTCCTCGGAGAATACATTAATAAATTTGTTCAAGATAAACTGGAACTCTATGGAAACAAGTAAAGAACTAGAACAGGCAATCGAGAACAAATTCTTGACACCTTCCAAATTTGCAATGGAGATCGAAAAGATTGTCGCTGCAGAACAAGATTTCAATTATATCGATGCCATTTGCTACTATTGCGAAACTAACAATATTGAGGTAGAATCAGTATCAAAGTTAATCTCAAAACCATTAAAGGAAAGACTGAAGTGGGATGCAACGAGACTTAACTTTATGAAACCTACATCAAGAGCAAAATTACCTTTATAATGCCCAAACAATCTGAATTAATGCATTATCGCTTACAAGCGATGTTGCGTGAACATACATTCCAAAATTTAGAATATCTTGGAGTGAGACCTGATAGTATCGGTGTTGATCAACATTGGTATCGCATCGGAGAAGCAGAAGTTCCTGTCGATGCAATTGAAGAACTTGGTAATATGGAAGAAGTTGATGAAAGTGACACCATTTGAAACGTATCAGTCATATCTATCAATGAAAAATCATTTTACAAATCGTAAGTATGATTTCTTTAGATATGGTGGAAAATCCAGTGCTACAGTTACTTCTTTTAATAAGAGGAAAGACAAGTATTGGTTTGAGAAAACATCAAGAAAATACTCTGATGATGAGATTGTTAATTTTTTATTGGCAAACTTTGTGACTACAGATAATCCGAAAAATTTGTGGATTGGAGAGATTATTAATTCAGGAGAAAGAACATATTCTGATTGGATGAGAAGACAGCAAAGTATATCATACTTATTCAAGGAACAGTCAAATGAACTATTAGATAATAATAGTTTAGATAAGGTATTAGAGTGTAAGAAAGGGCATCCAATTATATTGAAGAGATTTTTAGGTGGAGATATATGTTTAGAGACATTTGTTATATTCGATATTATTTTTGCATTTTCAGAAAGGTTTGATAAAAAACTCAAAGATCCTGTATGGGAAACCGTCAGTCTCAAAATTAAGAAGTACAAACCTTTCCTAAATATTAATGTGTTCCAATTTAAAAAAATCTTAAGGGAAATTATTCATGAGTGAATTTTTTGATTCCAATATTGTCAAAGAAGGATTAGAAGATATCCAAAGCTTACAAGCTGAGATATATGCGAAAGCCTTCAAGTTTGGCACCATGAGTCGTGAAGACAAACTTGATCACATTGAAAAACTCACTAATTTACTAGAGAAACAAAGATTAATGTATACACGCATTAGTCTGTCAAAAGATCCAGAAGCAATTGAACTAAAGGAGCACCTAGAACAATCAGTTCGACTACTTGGTTTTCCAGAGGGAACTGACATGACATTATTATTTTCTGGAATGTCACATACAATTGACAATCTTAAGACACAACTTGACTCTTAAGCATTTATCTGATATAATCCAATTATCCAACGTATCCAATTTATCCGAGGTATCCAAATGTCTTTTAAAGACCTTAAAAAGCAGTCTAAACTTGGCTCTTTAACAGCAAAACTAGTTAAAGAAGTTGAGAAGATGAACAACACAGGCGGTAACACAGATGACCGCATATGGAAATTAGATGTTGACAAAGGTGGTAACGGTTATGCTGTTATTCGGTTTTTACCAGCACCAGAAAATGAAGATCTACCATTTGTAAAACTATATTCACACGCATTCCAAGGACCTGGCGGGTGGTATATTGAGAACTCACTTACCACACTAGGACAGAAAGACCCTGTTTCTGAGTACAACTCTTTACTCTGGAATAATGGAACTGATCTTGGGAAAGAAACTGCAAGAAAGCAGAAGCGTAAGTTGACATATGTATCTAACGTCTACGTAGTAAAAGACCCTGCAAATCCTGAGAACGAAGGTAAAGTATTCTTATTTAAGTATGGGAAGAAAATCTTTGACAAACTTACTGCAGCAATGCAACCTGAGTTTGAGGATGAAGAAGCAATCGATCCATTCGATTTCTGGCAAGGTGCAAACTTTAAGTTAAAAGCAAAAAATGTTGCAGGTTATAGGAATTACGACAGTTCTGAGTTTGCTGCTGTTAGTCCACTTCTTGATGATGATGACGCTCTTGAGTCACTCTGGAAGAAGCAATTCTCTCTTGCTGAACTTGTTGCGAACGACCAGTTCAAGACTTATGAAGAGTTGAAGACTCGTTTAGACTACGTTCTTGGTAACAAGAAGACAGCAACTCCATCATTTGAGGTTGCTGATGAAGATAATGATCGTGGTGCTGCAGAGGAGTTAGTTACCGCTGCTGTATCAACAACACCATCTTCAGTTAACGAAGATGATGATGACGATGCATTATCGTACTTCCAAAAACTAGCGGAAGAATAATTACATGGGGGTCAAACGACCCCCTTTTTTATGGGATTAAATTAGTGGGTTCAGTTGATATAATTGAACCAGAAATATATCTAGAACTTTTACTATATTTTACAACTTCTCTTAAATCATTTACAAAGGTTTGTACATAATCTGGTCGTAGGACATCTATTTTTCTTAACTTATCATTTTCAATTACTTCATTTTCTAGATTTGTCACAGGATATGCAATATTATCAGTTACTACGGAATATTCATTTTTATCATCTAACTGTTTATTTCCTAATTGACTGATCACTGTGAAGCGATTTCCACCAAAACGCAATGCACTCCCGTCTATCTTGAAGTCTTTATCAACAATTAAATCTGGTGGAAGTATTTGACGATTCTCACTATCTAATATTTCATAAGTTTGATAATGATGTATTGCATTCATTTTTTCTTCACTTCCATACTTTTCCAATGAAAGATTGTAAACTTGAAAGTCCTGTATAGGCCATTGTTGCGTAATGTTTGTTATACCAGCTATCAATACAACAACATAGTCTAACTTAGAATTTTTATATAATCTTTCTGCAACTGTATCTGGTCTTTCTCCATCTTCAATTACATACTTATTAAATAAGGATACATTGTCACTCAAATAATCAAATAACTTTGTACGACGAAATATATTTTTTATCGCAATATAATCAATGCTAGATTTTTTATGTGGTAAGGGTGACTGATAGAATATATCAGGTAATTCTCTAAAATATCCCATTAGTATCCAACTCCTGGTAAACCTGGATCAGTATAATCCTCAAAGTATAATGGATTTAATTCCTTGAATGTCAAATTCATCTGGATACTCACAGGCACACCAGTGTGATATGTTGCATATGTTCCAGAATTTGTATAATTAACGTTCATACCAGTTAAAGCACAATCTTTTATACTATTTAAAAATGGATGATCCGAACCTTTATGTATATACCGAAGTTGGAATACATCAGGAGCTCTTAAAAATATTCCACCCTGTCCACCTACGTCTGCATTTTTCTTCGCTGCCATTGAACTTTTAAGTGCTTTAATAATAAGTAAAACCTCTTTAGACTCCTCTTCAGTTCTTGGTGAAAAATTAATTGAAAAAGGAAACGTTCTTAAATTTACTCCACCAAATAATAACTCAAGATTGGAATTTAATATTACACCTGCAGATCGACCAAGAACACTATTTGGTCTTACATTACCTCCTAACGCATCGATTGCTCTACCTGCGATTGCAGCAGAGATTGCCCTTTGAGCTACCTCATCAATACCACCTAAGAGATTATCAGCATCTGCAAAAACTTCTTTTGCAGCTTTAAATGATTGCAAAGGATTTCTCATCACTTCAGAAGCTGCTGCCACACCAGCAAGTTGAAATATATTCATATTATCTTCGCCCCATGTCACAACATTTGAGTCATTTACATCTTGGGGAATGGGTAGTTGAATATAATAAATTGCTTTTTGATTTTTCTGCCTATCAACTGCACCTTGATTCTTTAATCTAGTAGTGCCTTTAATTGGTTGTGTAAGAAATGAACCCTTACCATCTGCAATTCTGTCCCCTGCATTAACTTTTTTTTCTGTTAGTGGATTGACACCATCAACTTTTGAGTAAACAAATTCTCTTTCAGAATCTAAACCAATTGAAGGATTAACATATTGAATACATTTAATAAGTAAATTATCTCCTGTATCATTACTGGGACCTCTTGCTAAAGGGTATCCCATTTTCATTTTTACACCTGGAATCTCACCTGCTGATCTTGTTCTTCTTGCTGTTTGTTTTTTATTGTCTAGGGTTCTACCTGAATTTAAATCTACGCTACCAAATTTGACATTATCATTTCTCTCGTTATTAGTACCCTTTACCTTGGGTTTCGACATTTCAACAGCTTCTTTTACACCTAACGGACCAAATCCCATTATCGACTTATGTATACTTGTATCAACTATTTAGTACGATTCTTCCAAAAGGAATAGTTCTTAAGTCACGCAACTCCATTTCATCTACTTGATATAGACCTCCAACTATTTCAGCAAAGGTATATTGTCTCATTTCACCCCAATGAAAGTTAAGACCCTTGAATCCCCATTGAAATACATCAGTCACTGCGACTAATGGATGTAAATCATATCTTATACCTGGTGTTTTTGCACGATATACAAAAACATAGTAGTTCCCCTCCTCTGGTATGTTACTACCTTCTGTTAATACTCCTAATATATCTGTTGCTAAATCATCAGGATTTTCATTCCCGACTAGATTTTTCATTATGGGATCGATACGACTCATATTCCTAACTCTTTTTCTGTGACTACCTTAAACTCCCACTGACGATCAGCACAGAACTCCCGTGCCATCTTCCATTTTGCTTGATTCTTTGCATATTCATACGCTTCACGAATATATCCTTTCGTCTGTCTTTTTGGTTTGATTGGTGGTTTTGTTTGTTTTGCTGGTTTAACTTCAATTACATATCTTTTTATTTTACCACCTCTCTCCTTGACTTTCATATAAAAATCTGGAAAGTAACGATGCACACGATTATCGACTGGTGAGCGATATGGTATTGCGATTTCTTCACTTGCCCACTCTAAAATATTATCATTTTTATCACAATAGACCATGAATTTTCTCTCCCACAAAGATCTATAGATGATATTTGTTGGATCACCTTTATACTTTCTTGGAAAGGAGGGATAGTATTTTCCCTTATAAGACATCTAAATACATATGATATGTAATTTTATTTAGAGTGCCAGCACCAAGACCAAGACAAATATCAGATATATTGCCAAGATTGCAGAACGTAGCTCAAACATCACAATACCTTGTTAAATTTCAATTGCCTGTTAGCAGTCTCCGAAGTTTTTTAAGAAGGAAGGGAGTTAATGATCGTTTTATAGCAGACGATATTGGATTGTTATGTAGCGAAGCATCTTTGCCTGGCAGTGCTTTAGCATCGGTTGATACTCGTGGTGATTATCAGGGTGTGATAGAGAGATTTGCTCATACAAGAAATTTTACACAGATAAATCTACAATTTTATGTTGATAATAGTTATAAATCAATGAAATTTATTGAGCACTGGATGGAATATATTACTGGTGCTATTGAAGATCCTTCAAGAGATACTTATCATTTTAAGTTGCATTATCCAAGTGAATATAAATCAAATGAAACTCGTATTGTTAAATTTGAGAGAGATCATAATCGATTTTTAGAGTATAGATTTGTAGGATTATTTCCTTTATCATTATCATCAACGAAAGTATCATATCAAGGATCTCAAGTATTAAAAGCATCAGCGAGTTTTAGTTTTGACAGATATATTTGTGGTGAGTCCAACTCATTATCAAGAGCATTAAGAACCGCATTTAATGAGATATTTGGTAGAGGTAATCCTGCCAGAGATGGATTTTCAGTAAGTGATAATGAATTAGCAGCAGTTTTTAGAGCACGTAATCAAGTTTCTGAAAGTAAAAAAGATAATTTAACTGATTTATATAATGGTGGTGCTTCGTATCCAGTACAAACTTTAAGTGGAAATGGTTTGGGAATCGGTATGATAAATCCAGGTGGAGGTGGTTCAGAGACAAATCCATTTAGATAACCCCTATAAATAGTGACACTGAAGTGTTTAGCATATTATGCCTTTACCAAAAATTTCGACTCCTACTTATGAGTTGGTTCTACCATCATCTGGTAGAAAAATAAAGTATAGACCATTTCTTGTTAAGGAAGAAAAGATTTTAATAATAGCATTAGAATCTCAAGATCAAAAACAAATTGCAACAGCAATTAAACAGATTTTATCAGCATGTATCTTGACAAAGGGTACAAAAGTAGAAAAACTTTCTACATTTGATATTGAATATCTATTTTTAAATGTAAGAGGTAAATCTGTAGGTGAACAAATAGAAGTGATGGTGACTTGCCCTGATGATGGCAAAACACAAGTTCCATTGACAATTAACATTGATGCAATCAAAGTCAAAAAATCAAAGGATCACAAGACTGATATTAAACTTGATGAAAAATATACAATGAAAATGAGGTATCCTTCTTTAGATGAATTTATTAAAAGTAATTTTAGTGTTGACCAAATGAAGGTAGATGATACTTTTGATTTAATAGCATCTTGTATAGATCAAGTTTACTCTGAAGAAGAGTCATGGACACAAGAAGATTGTACACAAAAAGAATTATCTGAATTTTTAGAGCAACTTAATTCTGGACAATTTAAGGAAGTGGAGGAGTTCTTTAACACAATGCCCAAGTTAACGCATACTGTTAAAGTAAAAAATCCGAATACTGGTGTAGAGAGTGATGTTCTATTGGAGGGATTGCAGAATTTTTTCGGGTAAGTATGGCACATGAAGATCTAGTGTCATACTATAAATTGAATTTTGCCTTGATGCAGCACCATAAATATAGTTTGACGGAGCTTGAGAACATGATACCTTGGGAGAGAGAAATTTATGTATCTCTACTCCAACAATATATTGAAGAGGAAAACTTAAAGGCACAACAAGAAAGAAATGGATGAGGAACAGACTCTAGAATCGCCATTAGCGGGAAGTCTTCGAGGTATTAGAAGAAGTGTGTCTTCTAGTGTCTTTAATCCAGTGTCTCGTCCACAAACTCCAGAAACAGATGCAACATCAAATAATTTATTACAACAAAATCAATTAGCTCTCAGTAATATATCAAATCAATTAGAGGGAATAACAAAAACTGTCACATCACTTAATTTTTCTCTTCAAGGAATAAAAGAAAATTTAGCTGTAAGTGATACATTAGAAAAGCAAAGAGAGAATGAAAAGCAAAGAAGAGAAGATATATTAGCAGAACAAGGATTAAGAGAGGGTAAAGAGAGTGCCCTAGAGAAGAAAATACAATCATCTTTACAAAAACCTTTACAGGGAATCGCTGGAAAAACACAAAAAGCTTTATTTTCTTTACAAAGATTCTTTTTAATACTAGCAGGTGGATGGTTAACAAATGTAGGAATTGATTTACTACAAGCAATCGCAGAGGGAAATCAAGAAAAAATAAAGAAATTAAAACTTGTATTTACAGCAGGACTTGTAGGACTTGGTGCGACTGTCACAGCTATTAGTATAGGTATTGGAAATACTCTTAGAATCATTACAAGATTTGCTGCTAGTGCTGGAAGAATTGCGTTCGGTGGTTTCTTAAAAGGAGTTTTTACTGGTGTCAGAGCATTATTCTCAAAAACACTTGTACTTGTAGCAAAATTAGCACCAATATTATTGAGATTAGCAAAGATTCCATTTGGATTGATTGGTAAATTATTAGCAGGTCTTGGTATCTTTGCTGGAGCAGAGGTTAGTAGAGTAACAACTAAAAAAGGTGCAGAAGGGTTGTTAAATATGAAAAGAGTGAATATAGATGGTAAAGAAAAAATTATTACTGGTGCAGCTGATGACATAGCAATAGAGGGAACAAAAAAAGGAAAAGGATTCTTTAAAAATTTAAAAAATCCTTTCAAGGGTTTATTTAATTTTGGAGCAAAAGAAACAGTAAAACAAAGCACTAAGAATATTGCAAACAAGGGGTTAAAGGGTTTATTACAAAAATTAGCAGCACCTTTCAAAGGAAAGGGTGGATTCATTGGTGCCTTTTTAATTGATTTTTTAATATTTGGAGAGGATTTTGATAAAGCTCTTGCAGGTGCAGCTGGGTTTATAGCAGGTGCAAAACTTGGTGCTGCTCTGGGTGCTTTTTTGGGTGGATTTATTGGTGGTATAGGTGCTGTACCTGGTGCTGCGATTGGTGGTATAATTGGTGGATTGTTAGGTCCGAGCATTATGAAAAATTTATATGAAGGTGTTAAAGGCATGTTCGGATTTGGTAAGAATAAAAAAAATAAATTATCAGATCCAGATTTAAGAGAATTGACAGGAGATGATCTTGTTGGAGAAAGAGAGGCAGTTGAATTAGGATTAATTGAACCAGTGCAAGTTGATAATTCATCAAGAGCAGACTTAATATCTCAAGATCCAGATGACACTCCAAATATCCTCAGTTTTAATCAAGCACAAAAAATGGGTGGTTTAACTGGTAACATGCCAGTAGAGGGTGAGTCAAGTCAAATCCCATTTATACCATTTGATGAGGAAAATACTGCAGCACTTTTTGCAACATCAACATTTGGAGCACCAGGTTAAATGTCAGTTGAACAAAAAAGAGACATATTAGGTAAAACATCTCTAAACATAGATGGGATACGTAATTCAATTGGTAGATTCGGTGAAACTCTAAAAGGTCTCCGAAAAACTTCTGATGATTTAGTTAAATCAACCAAAGAAAGAAATTTATTCAAAAAGAAAATAATAGGAAAAGATAATACATTTTTTAGAAAAAGAAGAGAGAATGTGAGAAGAAAACAACGTGAAGATGAATTAGAGGCACAAAATATAAAGGGCACCACAAAGAGACAAGGTAATTTATTTCAAAAAAGCACAAGAGGTTTCTTAGGGAGAATTTTAGATTTTCTTGGTATTTTATTAATTGGATGGGCAGTTAATAATTTACCTAAAATTATTGAAGCAATATCGGGTCTTATAAAAAAAATAAAAAAAGTAGTGGCAGTGTTAACTGGATTTTTTAATTTTGCAAAAGACTTTGTAATAGGAATAAAAGAAAGTATTGAAAAAACATTAAATGTATTTAAAAGATTTGATTTTAAGAAAAATCAAAAAGAGGTCAATGATTCCTTTGATAAATTAGGAAATAATTTTTTGGCATTGAATCAGGATTTTATTTCTTCGATGAGGGATATAAACATAGACCCTGACTTTAAACAAGTTCCTGAAATGAATCAAATGATGGATCAAGCCTTAAGAGATATGGCAGATTCTGAAGCATCCACTATGGACGATAATGATGATAAAACTCTTAAGAGTGAGGATGTAGGAGGAAAAAGTGAAGAAGTGCAAGTTGAAGGAAGAGCGTCTGGTGGAAGAATGCCTGAAAGTCCTTTTTTAGTGGGTGAAAATCGTGACGGAACCATTAATGATACAACTGAATTGATTGTACCAGACCAATCTGGTGAGGTTGTAAATAGTGAGAACACACAGGATTTATTAAATACATTATTAGGAGATGACGGAGTAGAACCGACAAAATCACAAAAAGGGTCAGGATTAATAGCAGCATCGGGAGGTATAGATTTACCAGAATTAGAAACACCTGATAATGGACAAAATAATTTATTAAGTGTAAATAGAGGTAACACTGTTGAAAATATTCAACCAGTACAAAAAACATTTACAACTCCGTTGTCAACAGGTAAAAAAAGAAAGAGAAGCACAATCGTGATTTTAGAAAAACCATCAATGCAACAACCTGTTTTACAATCTACAACAAATGGCATATCACTCCGTCGTGGTGGTGAGTCCACAAAATCAATGTTATATAAATTACAAAGCGTAAGTTCACTTAAGTACACATAATGTCAGCAATATCTCCAAGTATATACGAACAATTTGAGATATCATCTTTAGATGGTACACGAAAAGTGGACATAGCAGCTGGTGTGGTTGCTTTTAGTTTTTTTGAGAATTTATTCTCACCCCATATAACAGCAAAAGTAATAGTTGCTAATACAGCAGTTCCTTCTTTAGGTGATACAGTTTATCATGGTCTACCACTAAAGGGAGGTGAGAGAGTGAATATAAAAATAGCATCAAATTCAGAAAATAATGCTATATTAGATTTAACAGGAGAAAATGCATTATATGTATCATCAATAAGAAACGTTTTTTCAGAGGCAGAGAGTGAAACATTTGGTCTTAATTTAGTATCAAGAGAGGCTATATCTAATGAAACTTCAAGAGTCGGTAAGAAATTCTCACAAAAAATATCAACGAGTGTTAAAAAAATTATAGAAGAATTTTTATTAACAGAAAAAAATATAAACATTGATGATACAGAAAATGATTATGCATTTATAGGTAATTTAAGAAAACCATTTACAATACTAACTTGGTTAGCATCAAAATCAGTGCCAGCATCAAGTAAAGAGGGAGAAGTCGTGGGTGGTAAAAGTTCAACTGCTGGATATTTTTTCTATGAGACAAGAGATGGATTTAACTTTAGATCTATCGATGCATTATGCACTCAAGAACCTGTAGGTCAAAAGTACATCTACCAACCAGGAATATTAAATGTTGATGACCCAAATAAAGATTTTAGAATAATACAATATTCAACAACACGCAATAATAACTTTGTAGATAATCTTGAACGTGGTGCTTATTGTACACATCGGATGTATTATAATCCTCTATATGGAACTTTCACTACACAAGCACAAGGAACTTTTACAACAAAACAATTTGAAGGTAAATTAAATAATTTAGGGAGAGATTTTAAGGTTGAAACACCACAATATGATAAAAGTGGGAAGACAGTTGGTGAACTACCTAGTCGTGTTGTTACTGGTGTATTAGATTTTGGCACACTTGAAAAGAAAAATAAAAATTCATTCAAACAAAATGCTGATCCAATGGAGTTTCACTCACAGGCAATGATGAGATATAATTTAATTTTTAATATTCAACTAGTTGCTACAATACCTCTAAACACAAATTTGGTTGCTGGTGCTCTTATAGATTGTGTATTTCCTAAGATAACAACTGAAGAGCAAAAAGAGGTGGATCAGGAGCAAAGTGGTCTATATATGATAAAAGAATTAACCCATCATTATGAGTCAGATGGTTCCTTCACAAAATTAAAGTTAATTAAAGATACTCTTGGTAAGAAAGATAAATGATTGAAAATAATTTATTAAAAAGTAATTTTCTGGGAAGAGATGGAATGAGATGGTGGATCGGACAAGTTCCACCTGGTAAATCTTGGGGATTACAAAGAGAAAAAAAACCTGAATCATGGGGTAATCGTGTAAAGGTTCGTATAATGGGGTATCACCCCCAAAATACAGTTGATTTACCCGATGATGATCTACCTTGGGCACAAGTAATTTTGTCACCACAATGTGGTTCAGGAAAGGCAGGTAAATTTAAACCAATTCGTATTGCACCTGGTGATGTTGTAGTTGGATTTTTTCTTGATGGTGATGATGCTCAACTTCCAGTAATATTTGGATTAATTGGAAATTCCAAGTATGTAGTATCAGGTAAGGAAGGACCTTTCAAACCATTTACAGGATTTACACCAGAAGATGCTGCCGAGGGGAGCACTATAGCAGGTAATGAATCTGGCGAAGATAGTACAGATAGTAATCCTTCACCAAGAATGGTAGATGAAAAACTTGCGAAGGATATTTTTAGTAGTACTGGTAAAGATACAACTGTAGTGTCTAAAGGTGTTGGATTTGAGGTTTCTCTTGCTGGTGGATCTGATACTCAAAAGATAAGTACATCATTAAATAATGCTATAAAATATTCAGAGTTTGCATCACCATTTAAGAAAAATAAAGTGATATCTGATGAGGCAAAAAATATTGCAGGATTTGCTGGTGGTTTGACTAGAGATATGACTGCCTCTAGCTTTAAAAGTTTAAGTAAAAATTTAAATACTGGTAATAAAAATTTATATAATAGGGTTTATAATATAACATTAGCAGCGACTAAAAAAACCTCAATCGCTAAAAGAGCAGGAACAGCAGCTATTGCTGCGATGGCTGGTGGAATAGGTAATTTACAAGGAAAAATCCCATGTGTGGTTGAAAAAATAGGTAATAGTATGTTACCTGATGTCACCTCACTACTTTCTTCATTTTTGGGAAATGTACAAAGTTTTACACCATGTATTGCTGATCAGTTCACGGGTGCTTTATTTAATAAGATAATAGACAATATTGGTAGCGAATTAGCTCCTGATCTTGGTGCAGTTGGTAAGATAATGGGTGGATTTGATTTAGTTAACGATTTAAGAGGAAAGGCAGAGGGTTTACTGGGTGTGCAAAATATTGTAGATTGTGTTGCACCAGGTGGTAAATTAGGTGGAGGTGACGTATTTGTATTGGGAAAGGGTATAAAGGATCTTCCCGCTGTATCTGCTGGAAAAATTATGAGTGTTGCAAATGCTGCTTCAGCTTTACGAGATGCTTCAGGTGCACCAGGTGGAATACTAGGTGGATTATTAGGGCAGTTTGATTTTCTTAATCCAGGCGTGAGCACACAAGGGTTTAGTAGTGCGTTAGGTGAATGTTACACAGGTCCACCACTTAATTGTAAAGGGTTAGAGGTTAAAGTTTTTGGATCAGATGGTGAGGGTTCGATTGCTAAACCAATAATTGGGGCGTTAGTTGGAGACACATTTGCCGAACAAACAGGAAGTTTAATTGGTATAGAGTTAGTTGATCCAGGTAGAAATTACACCGTGCCTCCAATTGTTGAAATTGTTGATACTTGTAATAAAGGTTATGGTGCAAAGGCAGAGGCAGTCATTGATTATGATCCAACATCTCCAACTTATCAGCAAGTCACAGACATTTATATTGTAGTGCCTGGTGAAAATTATCCAGTCGTAGAGGAGAATACAACAGATGGTTATATTGTTGATCATGTAGTTGTGGTTGAATCAGGTGATGGATATTCTAATGAGGATACAATTGTAGATAACGAAGGTAATGAATATATTAAGTTTTTAGATGAGGATGGTAGGATATTAAATGTTATACCACCTAATCCTGTCACCACAAATGTTGTACCAATTAATGATTTACCAATATTAACCATATCTACAGACACTGGTAGAGGTGCAATAATTAAAGCTCAACTAGCACCAAGACCAACTTATCAAGGAGAGATTAAACAAATTATTGATTGTATTACACCAAGAGACGGAATCGTTGGATTCGTTAATGGTGAACCTTATTATGGACCGTTCCATATTCTTAATGGTATTAAGATGGTTGGTGCTGTGCATATTGATGATGCACATCCAGTCATCTATGATACACCAGCAGAGAGTAGACAAGCAAGAATATTACCTAACAGAGCACGATCCACTAATGCATCAGTATCATCAGTGACCTACGGATCTACAACTGCTGGTCCAGTTGGTTCAGTAAGCACACCAACATCTACTTCTACTTCATATTCAACTCCAAGTAATATGGGACCTCCTGCAAGTCCTGCATCACCACCTAGTTCGCCAAGCAGTCCAAGTTCGCCAAGCAGTCCTCCTCCTGCATCACCTCCACCTGCGTCACCTCCTCCTGCAAGTCCACCACCTGCATCACCACCACCAAGCGGTGGGTATGGTGGATACTGATAAATATTACAGAGGTTTTCATATATGGTACAGGAAAGACCAAATCAAAATGTAGGACCAACGAATTGGATTAAAAGAAACTTTGAATCCTTTGGTTCACATTTTAGAATTGATACATCAAATCCAGAATATGGATTTTGTGGTGGAACAGCGTCAACAATTTTATCTGAATTAAATGGTAAATCAACTTCTATAACACAGACGGAAGATGGTCAGTATCATATTCTTGTTGATGAGACTGTGACAATGGCAGGTGGAATGACAAAAAATAATGCAAAACCCAGTGTAGTTATAGTTGGTAGAGAGGGAGATGTAACAATAACTGCCACTGGTGATGGATCAGTTAAAATTCAAGCTAAAAGGATTGTCATGAATTGTACAGAAAATATGGATTTAACTACATGTAAAGCACTTAACCTAAAGGGAAATCATATTATGCTAGATGCCCCCAGTATTAATACATCTGCACAAAATCCTGGTAAATTTGTTTTACGTGATTCTTTTGCACAAACTGCATACGCAGGTTTACCATTTGATCCTAATAATGTTGCAACTATAACTGGACCATTGACTAAATCAATGACATCGCTCACTGATAAATTAAAAGAAGCAAATATAGCGAGTAAATTAGAAGATATGACTGGTGGTTTAACAGATCAATTGAGTAATATTGATACTGGTGCGATAAGTTCACAATTAGGTGATGTTGCATCAAATATTGATACTGGTGCTATCACAAGTTCACTAGGTAATGTAGGACAATCGATGGGTCAATTGAGTATTCCTGGTTTAGGAGGATTTGCATAATGCCAGGTTTCAACAACGGACCAGTCCCTAATCCGTATTTTGGAGATGAGAATGTAGATCATTTTACGCAAAAAGTTGAATTTGCGGATGATGTATACATTTATGGTAAATTATATGCAGACATTGATGTATTAAGTGAAGGTAATGTAACCTTTGAGAATGATGTAACAATCAATAAGAAATTATTTGTATCTGGAGGTATAACTGCAGAAGGTACGAGCACTTTTGATTGTTTAGTTGCATTAGATAAATTTGATGTAGGACTTGCAGGTACTGTATTCACTGCAATTGTAGGAGAAAATTCTTGTGATAGTCTATCAAGTCCTGGTCGAGTTGGAATTGGTAGCACACAACCTGACGGTAGATTTCAGGTTGCAATTGGTGGTGAAACATTAGATCCAAGAGACCCAGTTGATCCATTTAAGTCTGTTTTTATTGTTACTGATGATGGTCTGGTCGGTATCGGCACCACTATACCAGCACAAAACTTCCAAGTCAATACAGGTTCAGAATCATTTGTAGTTACGGGACTAGGTACAATCGGTGTTGGAACAGCGAGTCCTGGTGATTTTGGTATTGATAATGCAAATCAAGGTATATTAAGAGCAGATTTTGATGGAAGTATAAGAGTATCAAGAAATATTTACGACTCTACAGATTCACCTGGTGGAAATGGATTCTTTCTACAGAGAGATGCAACTGGAATAAGATGGGTATCGTTTCAACCTAATTTTTCAGAGGGTGTGTTCATACAAGATGAGGGTACTTACATACCCACAACTGGTGTAGCACAGTCATTCACAGTTCTAAACTTTAGACAAGTCAATAGTGGTGGAAATGGTGTTGATAATGTGATACCAATTCCCAATGCTAGTAATCCTACACTCATAGCTGATATACAGACACAAGATTTCTGGGGATATAATGGTGCTCAAGATATCTATAGAATGACAAAGGTTGGAATAAAAAATAATGCACCATCATATGATTTAGATATCACAGGATCATTACATGCAACGAATAATGTTCAATTTGATAGTGACTTAAATGTAAACGGAACTACTCAACTTGGTGGGACACTTGACGTTGATGGGGCAACAACCTTTAATAGTACATTAGATGCGTCTAATATAAACAATGCTTCAGTTCAGATTGATGGTGGTGTTGGAATCGTTAAGAAATTATATGTGGGTGATGTTACTAGAATTGTTAAAGATACTGATAGTACTAATAAAGATACAGGAGCATTAGTTGTAGAAGGTGGTGTTGGTGTTGAAAAGAGATTAAATGTTGGTGGAAAGACGATTATTGAAAATATAACGTCTTCAACAACAAAAGATTCAGGAGCATTAGTTGTAGAAGGTGGTGTTGGTATTGAAGAAAATTTAAATATGGGTGGAAGTGCAGTCATAGCTGGTAGATTAGATGTTGATAACGGGCAACAATCTACATCAGTTACCACAGGTGCTGCAGTCATTGATGGTGGTGTGGGTATAGTGAAAAACTTAAATGTTGGACAGGATACAAAATTATTTGGAACTCTTGAACTAGAGTCTAGAATTGTTGATTTCTTCCAAAATAATGGTGTAGGAGTTTGTAAAACAGATTATAGATTATCATCATTCGATGTGAGTGGAGTCGGTGCTGGTGTATCATGGAGACCATCTGGTGTGCAAACAAAGAGAACAATATGGGTAACAAAGAATGGTTGTGATACGAATAGTGGATTATTGGAGGGTGATGCAAAGTATACGATAGGAGCTGCAGCAGCAGTTGCACAGGAGGGAGATACAATACGTGTGAGATCTGGTACTTATGTTGAAGATAATCCAGTTGGATTAAGAACAGATGTTGCAATAAATGGAGAGGATTTAAGATTAGTTCTACTCATACCTAAAAATAAAAATAAAGATTTCTTCCATGTAAGAAGAGGTTGTTTAATTGAAAATTTAAGTTTCACAGGTGCAAATATATCTGATGATCATTCAAATTGTGGGGCAGTCGCATTTCCACCAACTCAAACAGATGTAAACATTGGATTTACACATCAAGCTGCCACTGGATTTACTGATCTTGGACCAGCAAATGAAGGTGCGTCTGGTAGATGGAGATCACCTTACGTGAGAAACTGCACTAATTTTATGACAAAGAGTATTGGTATGAAAATTAATGGTGATCATGCCAACGCTAATTACACAGGTACGAATGATTTAGGTCAGGATTTAAAGTCAATGGTCTGTGACTCATTTACACAATACAATGAAGCAGGTATAGGTGTATCATTATCAAATAATGCATACGCACAACTTGTTTCAATATTTACGATTGCATGTGATATTGGAATTGCTGCAACATCTGGTGGACAATGTGATTTAACAAACTCTAACTCATCATTTGGTCGTATTGGTCTATTTGCAGATGGTTTTGGTGATATAGAATTTTTTGGAACTATTAATACACCAATAATTGCTGGTGGCGATTCAATTATATCAACAGGTACAACTGATATTCTTCAGAGAACAAGAACTCCTTTTGATGGGCAAGGGACTTACTTCCATCTTGACATGAATAACTATGCTGATAGTACCTCAACTGAATTAATTACACAACCACTTGAATTAGTTAGATCTTTGACTATTACAAATGGAGGTAATAATGGTGATTATACTTCTGCTGCACCACCAATTATAACATTAGATAGTCCACCATTAGGACCTGAAGCAGTTTTACCAGAATTTTCAGCAAATGTGAGTGCTGCTGGCACAATTACTTCAGTAGATGTGATAAACAGTGGTCGTAATTTCTTACCTACTCAAACATTGAATGTTAATATATCTGGTGGTGGTGCAGGAGCAGCGACTGTAAATATGGATCCAATATTATTCACAGTTAGTGAATCTACAAAATCATCAAATAATCTTGGTATTTCAACTGTGACATTCAATGAATTTATACCTTATCCGATATTTGCTGGAACAAAAGTTGAGTTTGTGAGATTAAGTCGTATCATTACAAGTTCACATTCATTCGAGTATATCGGTGCTGGTAATGACATAAATACAGCTAACCCATTCCAAGCAGGTAAACCAATACCTGAGAATGAGGTAGTAGCGATAAATGGTGGGCAAGTTCCGTTCACTAGCACTGATCAAAAAGGTAACTTCCGTATTGGTGACGGTTTGACAATTGACCAAACCACATCTACAATAAGAGGAAGAGATTTTAACAGAGCAATACAAGCACAACTTACTCCACTGATATTAGCATTAAATTAAGATGGCGATAGCACCAGTAAATAAATTTATTAATATTGCAGTACCTGTTTCACCTGGTAAACAGAAACTCTACGAAGTTCCTACTGGTACGTCTGCACTTTTATTATATCTCCAAGTTGCAAATGTTGGTATTGGAACTACATTTCCTAAAGTAACATTTTCACAACAAAGAACTCAAAGAAGCACTGGTAATAAAAGAGAGGTAAGAGTAATTAAGGACGTTGAAATACCACCAAATGATGCAGCGGTGATTGTTGATGGACGATTGGTTCTTGAAAAAACACCTTTAGTCATAGATAAAATTTTTGTAGAGGGAAAACAACAACAGGTAGGTATTATAACTTTTGTAGATTATCATGAACCCACAGGTATTGTAACGATTACCACAAAAGAAGCACACCCATTTAAGACAGGAGATCCCGTCACACTAGCAGGTATAGCTTTTACTTGTATACCAGGTCAAACTGGTATTACCACAAATGTTTTTCCTGATCCAATGCAATCATATGTTGTTGAAAGTATTGATGGTGTTGTTGGTACGTCAAAGACTTTTACATCGCATATTGGTGGATCAACACCACTTGGAGTTACTGGTAAAAATTACGCACATTTTTATAATTCTGCAATCCATTATTATGAGAGATCAAAAAGATTACCGATTGAAGTTGCTACTACATCTGGATCATTAACAAGTTCGATTAAAAAATCCTCCGAGACAGGCACAACATATGATCCTGCTACAGGTATTCTTACGGTAACGGTAACTGGACATGGATTCTCAACAGGTGATCAGATTCGTTTATTAAAAGAGGGTTTTGCATTCACTTGTACAACTGATGGAAATAGTGTTGTTAAAAAGTATCCACGTAACACAGGTGAAAATCAAAATGTTGGTAAACCTGATTTTGCTTACGGTAGATTACTGGAAATAACTGTTATTAATGCAAATCAATTTTCATTATTCATAGGCACATCATCTGATGCATCAACACATACATACGTTCAAGCACAGTCATTAGCAAATAATGTAATTAAAATAGGTTCAAGATTTGATATACAAAGAGCAATCTACTATGGTGGTGGTAATAAAGATGTGGGTTATACAAATCAAGATGAAGCTGTAATTGAAGGTAAGTTATTAAGGGCAGGAGAGTTGCTAATACAAACTCCAACCGCACATAATTTACAATCAGGAGATACAATTAGAATCATAGACAATGGATTAATATTTACATGTACAATGGATAATCGTGAAACCGAACATGCATATCCTCGTGTTACTGATCCAGCATCAGGTGCTGAATTAACTATAGGTGGTGGAAATGCAACATCAACAAATCATCTAACTACAACTCAATTTGTTGTCAATGTCGGACCAAGTTATTCTGGTGGATTTTTTGCTCCATTAGAGATGGAATTAATTGCAAGTATTCTTGAAAATAGCACTGCATAATTATGGTCAAGTATTTAAGTGGTAGAGTCAAAAGAACTCCGCAAGATCAACTAAAGGAGGATCGCTACGAATATCTTGGTCTGGAACAAGCAGAACCAAATTTAGCTGATCCACCCACTGCTTCTAATAGCATACCCACTGGTCAAAAATTTCAATTAATATCAATACCTGGTTTTCCTGGTAGAAGATATTGGGTGCCACTTGGTGGTGGTTTAACTCAAGGTTCAATCACTATACTTGATGAGGGAACACAAGTTAGTGGTACTAGTAGTATTACTGAACTTAATTTTGTTGGTGCTGCTGTTACTGCAGAGGCAAGTGTTCAGCATCCATCTGGACATCCAGGTATTGCTGCTACCATTACAGTTATTCCAGTCACAGTTGGTGATAATCCACCTATAGGTGCTGGAGCAACAAATAATGGAGAATTATGGTGGGAGAGTGACACTGGAGACTTATATGTTTATTATGATGATGGTAACTCATCTCAATGGGTTATGGCAAATGCTGGTGGTAGAGGTGATAAAGGTGATAAAGGTGCTCCATCTTCTGTAGCAGGACCACCAGGACCAGCAGGTTCGCCAGGACCAGCAGGTAATCCAGGTGATAAAGGTGCTACAGGTTCTCCATCTACTGTAGCAGGACCACCAGGTCCAGCAGGTTCACCAGGTTCGCCAGGTCCAGCAGGTACGCCAGGTTCACCAGGTCCAACAGGACCAGTGCAAAAGGTTACAATTTCAGACACTCCTCCAACTTCTCCAACTCCAGCAAATGGTGAGTTATGGTGGGAGAGTGATACATTTGATCTGCACATTTATTACAATGATGGAAGTTCAGCACAATGGGTTTCTGTTACATCTAATGATGCATTAAAGGGAGAAAAGGGAGAACCAGTCACAGGACCACCAGGTCCAGCAGGTCCGCCAGGTGCAGCGTCCAACGTGGCAGGACCGCCAGGTGCAGCAGGACCACCAGGTTCACCAGGACCAGCAGGTAATCCAGCATCTAATACAACTTATGATTTAAGTGTACCTAATGCTACGACTAAAATTAGATTAGCAGGATCTGACTCCACAAATGATGATGTCGAATTAGTCGGTGGTGGTGATATCTCTGTCACAAGGGATAATGCTAATAAACTTACAATTAGTGGGACAAATACACAATTGAGCACAGAGGATGTGCAAGATATTGTTGGAGGCATGGTTACTGGTAATACTGAAACAAATATAGCAGTTTCTTATGATGATACAAATGGAAAATTAGATTTCGTCTCCACAGATACAGATACTAATACAGATACATTTACAGGATTAACTGATACCCCCAGTTCTTTCAGTGGTCAAGCTGGTAAAACAGTAAAGGTTAACTCTGGTGCAACTGCATTAGAATTTACGGATCTAGGTTCAGGACCACCAGGTCCAGCAGGATCACCAGGACCAGCAGGTTCACCAGGTCCAGCAGGATCGCCAGGTTCTGCGGGGTCTCCAGGTCCAGCAGGATCACCAGGTCCAGCGGGATCACCAGGTTCTGATGGAGATGATGGTTCAGCAGGTTCGCCAGGTCCAGCGGGATCACCAGGTCCAGCAGGTTCGCCAGGTCCAGCAGGTAATCCATCTTCCGTAGCAGGACCACCAGGTCCAGCGGGATCACCAGGTTCAGCAGGACCACCAGGTCCAGCAGGTCCGCCAGGTGAATCTGGTATGGGTCTTAATACCAAAACATCAGCATATACTTTACAAATATCTGATGAACAAAAACTTATCACAACAACTGCTGCAATTACAGTTCCAAGTGGTGTATTCAGTGCATCTGATGCAGTTACGATATTTAATAATTCAGGCAGTGGTTTTTACATTTATCAAGGTTCAGGAACAACCTTATATCTTGCAGGTACAGCAACGTCAGGAGATAGATTTTTAGCAGGTAGAGGAGTTGCAACTATAATATGTGTAGGAACTAATACTTTTGCAGTCACGGGTGGAGGACTGACTTAATGGCAGTGGTCCAACAATACTTGTTTACAAGTAGTAGAGACTATGGTATTCTACACATAGAAAGTAATGGTAAAGCAAATTTATATATGCATCATTGTTTTGATGATGATGATAATTTATACGTAAGCACTCAAGATTATCAAGGATCACGTAATTATACTGGATATGGTGGTGGTAAAATGACTCCCACTGCAATACTTAAAATTAATTCAAAAACTGGAGAGGTCATATGGCAGAAACACGTTGATATGTGGAAGGGTGGTGGAGATAATAGGGGCATAGACATCGATACTTCTGGAAATTTATATAGCGTTCACATGACAACTTCATTAATACCATACTCCGTATCTCAATTTAGTGGAGGTAATGGATATCAAGTAATACTGCATAAGTGGAATGGGTCAAATGGTAATAATATTTGGAGTAGAGGATATGGTATATACAATTTAAATTATGCACAAACTGTAAATGGATATTATGTCTATCAGATTGATGATCTAGCTTGGACTCTTAATTGTATTGGGACATCATCAGTAACTATATTTGGTGAAAATAGAAAACCAGCACCAAATATTTACAGTCCTAGTGTGGGTTGTCAAAATTTAAACTTTGTAAACATTAGCAATTCAGGTTCATTAAATTCAGAGTATGAGTATACAAGAAGTTCTGCTTTTTGGGGTGGTGGTTATGTTTCAACTTGGTACGACTCAGTTATGGATGGTTCAGGTAATCATTATCTTGTAATGACAAGAAACAATTCAGTTGGTTACTATGGATTAGGAACAACTAATCAAAGAAATTCGAGTTTGGTCGTAATGAAATTAAATTCTTCTGGTGTTATTCAATATCAAAAACAATTTAGTTATATTAATTCTCTAATGGATAGTGGTGGAACAAGTCATGAAGGACAACGGATTGCAGTTGATGATAGTGGAAATGTTTATACAGGACATAGGGTCAGAAAAACACATAGTGGAGCTTACTATGATCATTTTATAATCAAAAATAATTCCTCTGGCACTATACAGTGGGTTAGGAGATTGGGAGTTTCAACTCCCGTAAATACTCAAAATGAAAACATAGTTGGTATCGTTGTTGATCCTGATGATAATAATTATTTCTATGTTTTAATCCAAACTAAAATAACCCTTAACAGCGTATGGGGTAGTAATAAAATAGCATATGTTTTAGTGAAATATAACTCATCAGGAAGTATGCAATGGCAAAGAGTTATAGTTGGTCAGGCAACTAATGGTTCTGGACAGATGACTGTTACTAATAGTATGAGATCTCACGGTCACAGAAGGAGAGGTAGTTTTTACTTTAAGAAGAGGGGTATTTACATAAGTGTTCAATTTTATACAGGCACTAGCGGTTTAACTGGTTATCATTGTGGATTTATTCATTTTCCAGTTGACACCTATCTGGTCGGTGATTGGACTATTCCAATGGGTTCTGCACAAACAAGTTACAAAATCTATATACGAGATATGTCTACTGGAATAGTAAGTCAAACTATTTCTTCATATGCATATTGGCAGAACATGGACTTTACTAGATATACTAACGTGGGTTCTGCACCAGGTAAAACAAATTATAGTCCTACCAGTTACTCTGCTCAATATATGTCAAATCCAGTTAATGGTAATTCTACTAGCGATAGCATAGTATACGCTGCACCTTTTAACACATTTTCTGCATATACTGCAGGTTTACATACCGAATAATGATTACAACATCAGTCACAGTTGAAGAGTATATACCAGGTGGTAATCCTGATAGAGGAGAGACACCAGGATATATTAAAACGTCTAACGTCACAGTAGAATTACCAGAAAAAGAAGAGGGTTCTGAATAAATAATTCTATGGCAGTAAATTTTCCCGACAGTCCCTCATTAAATCAGAATTTTACATCAGGTGGTGTGACATTCACATGGGATGGTTCTGCATGGAAGTTAAATTCTTCATCAGGAACGAAAGGGGATAAAGGAGATACTGGTGCAGGAGGACCACCAGGTCCAGCGGGTTCACCAGGTGCTGCATCAATAAACAATAATGCTGACAATAGAATAATAACTGGTTCCAATACCTCTGGTGAGTTAAATGCTGAATCAGATATAACTTTTGATGGAACTAAACTAAAATTAAATGATAATAAAAGGATTGACTTTGGTACTGATAATGATTTACAAATATCTCATACTGATACTCTAGCAAGTCAAAATGATTCAAATGGAGACTCAATTGTCGATGGTGATACTTCATTTATAGAGGAGAGTGGAACGGGTGGTTTAATTTTTAAGACAAATGGTGGACCTGGTGATGGTGCGTATCAGTTCTTTGATGCAAGTTGGAGACCAATATTAAAATTATTCAGTGGTAATAGTGCAAGAGCTGCTTTATATCATGGAGGGATAGAAAAATTAATTACTGATTCAGCTGGTATTTCTATTACTGGTGGAATTAAAGATAAGGATGGAGATTTAGGAAGTTCAGGACAAGTTCTTTCTTCTACTGGTACTGCATTGAATTGGGTATCACCACAGACAGGTCCAACAGGATCACCAGGACCAGCAGGTTCACCAGGATCAGCGGGTTCGCCAGGTCCAGCAGGACCGCCAGGCAATAATACCTCAAACACATTTCTTACATTAACAGATACACCATCTTCGTATAGTGGACAGACAGGTAAAACTGTCAAGGTTAATAGTTCAGGAAATGGATTAGAATTTACAGATCTAGGTTCAGGACCACCAGGTCCAACGGGGTCACCAGGTCCAGCAGGATCGCCAGGTTCTGGAGGATCACCAGGACCAGCGGGTTCACCAGGACCAGAGGGTTCTTCAGGTACAGCAGGACCACCAGGTGCACCAGGTGCAACAGGATCGCCTGGTTCGTCTGGTTCACCAGGACCAGCAGGATCGCCAGGTGCAGCAGGACCACCAGGTCCAGCAGGTCCGCCAGGTAATGAAGGATTTTTAGCAAATAGTAGTAAATCAGGATCGTATACTTTGGTCGCTTCTGATGATCAAAAATTAATTAATACTAATAGTGGTGTTACAGTTCCTAGTGGAGTATTCAGTGCACCTGATGCAGTAACCATAGTCAATAATAGTACAGGAAACATCACAATAACTCAAGGAAGTGGAGTTACAATGTATTTTGCTGGTTCATCAACCACAGGAAATAGAGTTCTTGCACAAAAAGGTATTGCTACTTTAGTTTGTATATCAAATAATAATTTTGTTATTAGTGGTGCTGGATTAAGTTAATGGCATTTACACAACAATTCATACCTAGTCCAAAAAGAGCAGATGCAGCTGGATTTCAACTGCGTCCAACTAATGCTTCTTTTGGTGGAACTGAGGTTGAGGGTAGCACAACAGGTTATGGTATACCTCAACACTCATGGCAAAATAGTGGAACCACTATGGTTAGTGACGGAGTTGAATTATTAATACCTGATCATACAACAGATGGTAGATGGTTGGCAGTTCATCAAGGTTCGATGACTGGATCAGGTTTTTCATATCCAAGAGAATTAGCTGGTATGATGACCACAAATGGTGGAGATAATTGGAGTAGTGGTGCATTAACTTTTCCAACTTATAATTCAGGTGCTTTTACAAAGATGTATGATTGGGATACTAATGGAAGCACATCATCACCTAAGTGGATGATAACTGGTGGTGCTTATCCAAATTACGATACAACTAATTCTGGTGGTAGTAATATTGCTTGTTATTTTTCAACAAATTTTACAACTTGGTCACGTATAAGTGTTGATAGAGATAATACTTTCGGAGGAAATACAATAAATCAATATATAAGTGCTGTTTGTTATAGTAATGGATATTGGGTTGTTGGTAATGGTAGAACTGGTAAAGTTAATAGATCAAATAATGATGGTTCATCTTGGGGTTCTTGGGTTTCAGGAGCAAATTCTTTCAGACCTGTTTACGCTTTAACATCAAATGATGGTGGAAGTCAAGTTGTATGTGCTGGACAGGGATATATGGCTTATTCCAGTAATAGTGGTCAATCATTTACTACATCAAGTTTATCTAACGGGAGTGATAGAATTCATAATTTAATTTACATACCTGGATATGTGTCTGTTGGAAATACACAAAAAGGTCCTGGCGTTTGGGTCGGTGGTGGTGGAAGATATAATACTGGATATCAAAATATGTTTTCAAGTGTAGAAGTTTATTATTACTCAACTGATGGTCAAAATTGGACTTTTATTGATACGGCTAACGATACTAATTTAGCAACTAGAACTCCTACTTTTGGAAATAAATGGAGGATTGTTGACTCAAGGGATGGAAAATTATTTACTTGGGGAGACGATGGTAGTGGTGGTAACGGATATAAATTTTATATGAGTGACATGTCTCTTACAAACTGGACTGAAATTACAAGTCAAAACCCATTTACAGGGACTACAGGTAATTCTTACCCTCAAACATACGCTGAAAAAGGTGATAATTATAGAAATGGTAGATATATGGTTGGATCAGGAATGGGTAGTGCATATAGAAATGCTGCTGGAAGAATAGCATATCTCGACATACTATAATGTATTATATTCAAAAATCAACAACTGAAAATAGTATTACCACATATCATTATTATGATGGGATTAGTTGGTCAACTAATTTTTATTCTAAAAAAGAATATGAAAACTCAAGTGAATGTGATACAATTATTTCTGATGCAGGTGAAGATCCAGATTGGACTGATGTTGAAATTAAATCCATCTAATAAATAAGAACATGGCAATAGACTTTCCAAATAATCCAAATAGTGGTGACGTACACTCAGTCGGAGGTGCTTCTTGGAAGTATAATGGATATGCATGGACAAGAATACCAGATCCTGGTGCAAAAGGAGAACCAGGTGATAAGGGAGCAACGGGCGACAAAGGAGACGCAGGACAAGACGGTAATCAAGGTGATAAAGGATCGCAGGGTGATAAAGGATCGCAGGGTGATAAGGGTAATACAGGTGATAAGGGTAATACAGGTGATACTGGAGATAAGGGATCGCAAGGAGAGAAGGCAGGTTTAGTTTATCAATTTTCTAATGCCACATCAATGGTTGATCCAGGCATTGGTAAGTTTAGATATAACAGTACGACATTTTCATCAATAACAACTATAGCGATTGATATTGCAGATAAAAATAGTAATAGTGTATCAAATTTTATTGACACATGGAATGATTCTAATAGTGTTATTGATGGGGTACTAGAAATAAAGTCAAATGATAATAGTGATACTACATTATCAATATTCCAAGTTACTGCTGTATCAAATAATTCAGGGTGGTTTTCTATTACTGTGCAGAATGGCACTGGAACCATACCATCAGACCTTGAAACATGTGTAATAAACTTTATAAGAACAGGAGATAAAGGTGCAAAGGGTGAGGTTGGACCTCAAGGTTTAGGTGGTGTAAGTTTTGAGTATAAGTTTAATGGCACAACTATAATTGACTCTGATCCTGGCAATGGTAAGATCATTATGAATAATTCGAGTGTGTCTAGCACAACTCAAATATACATTGATGATGTTGAAGGTGGGTCTACAAATACAAATATTGAAACTTTTCTCCGAACTATTGATGATTCTAATAGCACAATTAGAGGTCATTTACGAATCACAGATAAATTTAATGGAAATAAATTTGTATTATACTCAATCACTGGATCAAGTGTTGAAGCAACTGGTTATCATAAAATAAATGTAACACATGTGACGGGTGATGTTGCTGGTAATGGTAATTTTGCAAACAATGATGATTTAGTACTAACATTTGCAAGAACAGGAGATAAAGGGCAAAAGGGGGAGATAAATGTATTTGAGATTGAAATTCAAGATGGTGATAATCCAGATGAAGAGAAATTAGTTTTAACTGGTCCGTCAAGTTCTCTTGATGATGAGGTTGTCTTTGAGGCAGGTACGGGATTAAGTATAGCGAGAAGTGGTGATAAGATTACATATACAAATACTGTAGTTAATACACAATTATCCACAGAGCAAGTTCAGGATATTGTTGGTAATATGTTCTCTAATAACACAGAGACAAGGATATCGGCAACCTATGAAGATTCAGATGGAACTATTGATTTAGTTGTTGATGATATGACATCTGATAATAATACAACTTATGGTATTTCTGCTGCAGACGGTGACAGTGGTAATCAAGAAAAGATAGTATTGTCAGGAACAAATCCAACTACAACAGATGATGTTGTGCTTGAAGCAAGCACTGGATTAAGTATTTCAAGGAGTGGAGATACGATTACATTTACCAACACTGATACTGGTTCGGGTACTCCTTCTTTAACTACAGAGGAAGTTCAGGATATAGTTGGTGATATGGTCTCTGGTAATACTGAAACTCGTGTCAACGTTTCTTATAATGACACTACAGGTAAATTAAATTTTGTTGTTGATGATATGACATCAGACAACAATACCGAATACTTATTAAAGTCATTGCAAAATTCTGGATCAAATCAAAATCCCTTATTAACTCTACAGACAACAGGAGGATCAAACGCAGATACAGTTGAATTTGCAGGTTCTGATGGTGTTACTGTTAATAGAACTAATGATGGCAAGATAACAATTGGTGGTGCTGCTGTTGGTGGATCAAATTCAATTCTCACAAGACAAGATAGTGGTGATGCTGTGCATCCGATTGTGTATGTAGATTCTATTACTGATAATACACTTAAAACTTTAAAGACTGAAAACCAGAATAATAGGTTAGCATACAATCCATCTGGTAATCTACTTTACTCATACATTACACAAGTACATCAATTAAAAACATTCAACAGTGGTAGTGTAGGTAATGCTGGACAAGTATTAGTATCTGGTGGTGGAAGTGCTGGATGGTCGTGGACTGATGCATCAAATGTTGGTGGTTCTGTTGATAACTATGTTGATAGTCTTTCATTCAATGGTAATACACTTACTGTAGGAAGAACTGGTAGTCTATCTGATTTAACAATTAATATATCAAGTGTTAATACAAATGATAATACAACTTATGGATTATCAGTAGTAAATGGAGCTTCAACAAACCAAGAGAATATAAGATTGACAGGATCAAATCCAAGTTCAACTGATGACATAATAATAGAGGTCGGTAGTGGATTAAGTATTGCGAGAAGTGGAGATAAAATTACATTAACAAATACTGATGGTGGATCAACTGTTCAAGGAGTGCCGACTGGTACGATTATAATGTATGGTTCATCATCTGGTATACCCAGTGGTTGGTTATTATGTGATGGTCAATCAACATCCTCATATCCCGCTTTAGCAGCGATTGTCGGTAGCACCGTCCCTGATTTACGAGATAGATTCATTGTCGGTGCAGGAAGTGCTTATAGTCAGAACGCTAGAGCAGGAGCAAACACTGTCACTTTAACTGTGGCAGATATGCCTTCTCATAGTCATAGTACAAATAACCATGATCACTCACTTTCAGGAAAAGTTACAGGAAATCCAAATACAACACTTACTGGTTCTGCTACCTACATCGCAGAAACTTGGGCTGGTAATGGTCAAGCGACGGGTATTTTTGCTAAAGACGGTGGATATGCTGCAAGTTTAACACCAGGTAGACCTGATACAAGTCCAACAGGTAGATTAAGAATTGATGCGACTCATACTCATAATTTAAGTGGACAGACAGGTTCTGCTAATCCTAATACTAATCCTGATGGTGGAGGTGGTGCTCATGAAAATAGACCTCCTTATCATGCATTGACGTTTATAATAAAAACATAATTGACAAGTTATAAAATAACGATTATAATTAATTGATTGAAAAATAAAATGAATTTACCATCTGGTGTTCTAGTCAATGATAATTTTTTGACACAAGAGGATGCTAATGAAATAGAAAATTGGTTTATGGTATGGTGTGCATGGTCATATTGCCCTGTCATAGTTAGTGACAAAGATCATCGTGATGATTTCCAATTTACACATACCTTCTTTGATAACAATCGTGGATTTGTATCTGACGGACCTCATGGTTTAAGAAGAATAATTGAATCTATAAATCCACATGTTTGGATAAGAATCAAAGCAAATTTAAGATTTAGAACAGATAAAATACGAGTAAGTCAAATGCATACAGATAATAA